TATAAAGAAAAATAAAAAGCACATAGTCATTGACCAGACATCAAAAAAAGTTTTTGGAAGTTGCAAGCCAGGACCAGCAAAAAAGCCCGGAACGATTTGGCGAAGGCTCAAATAATAGCACTGCCGTCTGACAGGCCAAAAGTAAAAAACGTTAAGGTTCATAAAATCGCTGCTGCCGTACAATGTATTGGCTCCGTACGGCACCTATAAAAAGCTGTACACTATAGAAGTGCAAATCCCCCAACTCTCAGCCGATGAAGTGGCCTTTATCAAATCCTTGGATAAAGCCTCCGCTGAGTCGCGCCTTCGGGCTTTGTGGGAAGCGGGCTGGTCTCTTCAAGCCCTTGGCTCTTCTCTAGACCCTGCCAAGCCAAAGACCACTATTCACTTCTGGGTACGTCGTGCCGCCATTGTGGAGCAGCACAGACCTGTGCCTTCTCCACCTCCTCGTTCTTTCACTGTCTCTACCCCTGTAAGGACAGCACCCCGTCTGAGAACCATTTCTCCGGGCGTCCCTCCCAATGTAAAAGACCAACTACGAGAGCTTTCTGACCAAGCCAAGCGTTATAGGGCAAGGACTCCAGATAACCACCCAGTAGCCCTAGCCAACCAGCAGCTGACTACGATGGTGAAGACCCTTTACACCTTGGGAGTTCCGACTCAAGCCCTAGCAGAGGCCGCTGGAGTCTCCTACCGTGCCATGGCTCGGAGGATTGCCAAGTGAACACCGTTTTTAAGAACAAGACAGGCTCATACGCCCCTGAGGAGTTGGCTGTGGTTGTTTGGTCCAACCCAAAGATAAAAAATGGCAGAGGCAAGCAAGTCAGGGCTTTAGAGACTATGACTACCGATGATTCGACCCTACCGATGGTTTTTCCGATTACACTGTTAAAAAAGAGACGAGAGTGGAAGAACGCCACCTTCGTTAATTCATCCAATGATGTTTTTACTCTCCTACCAAAAAGTCATAGAAGCGTCCCTTTGATTATTCCTATGACTATAGCCAAACAGGCTCTCGGCTGGGACAATTTCTACATCCCTACCGAATACACAGAGGAATAATGAGAAAGCAACTAGACGTATTTCCAGCCCTTGTAAAAGTCATTTCTCCGGGCTCTCTTTCCGATCTCAGCCTCGCCAATGTCACAGGGGATTTACCTCAAGGGACAAGGAAGTTGGATAGGTGTCGGGTGGCAATTGTCAATGACACGATTCTGATTGCTGTTGATTCCCCAGAAGGTCCCAAGCTGGTCTTTCGCGAGAAGGTCGTTGAGATGATTAACGAGAAGAGTCTAGACCGCGTAAAGACAGAATCAGGCAAGATGCTTGCCTTCGTGAAGGACACCAACTGCGGCTGTGGCTCTCGCCTAAGAAGCTGGAACCCATTTGGCAATGTTGTCTCATCAACGGAGGACCCAAATGGCTTGGTTTGAGTTTGCCATCCTCGCTCTGGCGACCTATCGCATTACCAGACTAATAACGCGAGACGTTATTACTGAATCAATCCGAAACCGAGTGTGGAAGAAGTACCCTCCAGAGTCCTCAAAGCTTGGGTATTTGTTTACTTGTGAGTGGTGTATGTCGATTTGGACAGCATCACTTCTCTACGGATGCTTTATCATTACATCAGTAACTGTTATTGTTGTCGTGCCATTCGCACTATCAGCCGTAGCAGGTCTGTTGACTGCGTATGAGGACAAATAATCTCGTGCTCCGTAACAAAGTGAAGGGTTAGACAGTGGCTGTATTCAAGAAAGATGAACCACAGGAGCCAATAAAGGCTGCACCTAAGGCAAAGTCTAGCTCTACTCGTCGTCCTCGGACTAATCGCTCCCGTCAGGTTGTAGCGCCAACACCAACACCATCAGGCATTCTTTCAGTTTTTACAACTAACACTCCTGCCTCATCTGCTGCATACAACGTTCCTCGTTCTCTTACTGCAGCAGCAGTTCAAGTCAAGGTAAATGACAAAGGCGAGTTTGAACAATTTAAAAATCGCAGAAGCGCATCTTCTAGTGCATGGCAAGCAGAAGCTTGGGAGTACTACGACGCAATTGGCGAAATCAAGTACGCCTTTAACTTAGTTGCATCGGTTGTTTCACGTATTCGTATTTATGCAGCAGCAATTGATGATGCTTCACAAGCTCCAGTATCTGTAAAAGAATCTCGAGTTATTGAAGAGCGTCTTGCATCTGCTGCAGAACGTGCACTTGAGCGCCTTAACTCTGCCTATGGTGGACAAGCAGGTCTTCTCAAGGATGCAGCACTTAATCTTTCTGTCGCAGGTGAATGCTACCTAGTACAAATGCCAGCACGTCCAGGTTCTGGAATTCCAGAGTCTTGGGATGTTCGCTCTGTAGATGAAGTTGTTACAGATGCACGTGGCGGTTTCAATGTCATTGGTCGTCGTGAACAAGGTGCAGGACAAGGTGGCGGTGCATCACTTGGAGTAAGTCGACTTCAGAAGAATGCATTCGTAGGACGCATTTGGCGTTCACACCCACGCTTCTCTGATGAAGCAGATTCATCACTTCGCGGTCTACTAGACCTTTGCGCAGAACTTCTTCTCCTCAACAGAACATTCCGTGCAACTGCACGCTCTCGTCTCAATGCAGGAGCACTTTATCTTCCAGATGGACTTTCTGTTGCAGCACAAGGTGACCCAGACTATCCATACGATTCAGAAGACGGAATGGGAGCGGGCTTTACAGCAGAAGAAGCTGAAGATGAATTCGAAGAGCAACTCATCGATGCGATGACAACTCCGATTCGCGATGAAGAATCTGCGAGCGCCGTTGTTCCTCTTATCATTCGTGGACCTGCAGAACTTGGCGACAAGATTAAGCAGTTCAAGTTCGAGCGTTCATTCGACCCAGCACTTGCTGAGCGTTCAGACCGTGTACTAGAGCGCATCTTGCAGGGACTTGATGTTCCAAAGGATGTTGTTACAGGTCTTGCAAATGTTAAGTACTCAAACGCTTTGCAGATTGATGAAGCACTTTACAAGGCACACATCGAACCATTGATGCTTTTGATCTGCGACTCTTTAACTGTTGTTTATCTTCGTCCATATCTTCTTGCAAATGGATTCACAGAGTCTGAAGTAAACCGTCTTACTGTTTGGTACGACCCATCAGCGGTTTCAACTCGCAACGACCGTGCTGCAGATGCAGATGCTGGCTTTGACCGCATGGCAATCTCTGGCGACACATGGCGTCGTGCACATGGATTCTCAGACCAAGATGCACCAACTCCAACAGAAGTTGCACTACGACTTCTACAAGAGCGTGGAGCAATTACTCCAGAACTTACAGAAGCAATGCTTAAGGCAGTAGCTCCTGAAGTTATGGAAGCAGTTCAAGCAGTAAGCCAAGAGTCTTCTGTTGCTCCAATGTCTCCAGAACTACAAAATCTTCTTGATGGTGCAGTTGGAGGAACTCCAGCAGAAACACCTACCGAAGAACCAGCACCTGCAACCGAGGAGGTTCAGCAGTAAATGGCTGAAGAGACTTGCCCTCCAGCAACACAGGACATTGCACTTAATCTTGACAACCGCAAGAAGGCAATCGACAGTGCAATGTATGGACCACTTAACCCTGCAGAACCAAACGAAGAGTATTGGACTGCACTAGGCGCTGAGTGGGGCGTTGATGTAGAAACTGCAAAGAAGCAACGCTGTGGCAACTGTGCTGTCTTTATCCAAACTCCAGAGATGCTCTCTTGCATTGAAAGCGGTTTGACAGATAACGCAGATGAGTTTGATTCAATCAATGAAGCTGGCGAACTTGGTTACTGCGAAGCATTTGATTTTAAGTGTGCATCTGCACGCACATGTCGCGCTTGGGTTGCTGGCGGTCCAGTAACTGCTGCAGTTGACATTATTGACGAAGTTGAACCAATCACCGCTGCACAAGGTCCTTGCTGGGACGGTTACGTCCAAGTAGGAATGAAAAAAGGCAAAGACGGAAAGATGGTTCCAAACTGTGTACCAAAGGATTCTTCAGAGGATAGTGAATTTGCAAAGCGCACTATTTCTCAAACACCAGCTCCTAAAAAGGACCGTGTCAAAGGTTCTGATAAAAATTCAAAGGGCTCAGCTTCAGGCGGTAAGAAAATCACTTTTACTCCTGCGATTGAGTCTTCTCTTCAAAAGAAAGTCGCAGAGCACAACGAGAAGGCACCAAAAGGTC